CAAATATCTACAATATGCTCACACAATTTCTGTGGTATTTTACTTCTCTCAACGCTACCTTTTAGTCCTTGTGTTCCAGTTCTACTACCTCTCGGAGCAGAAACATGACATGGATCACCATTTTTACACATAGGTAAGAATTTAGGATCAGGATGATTTGTCCAAATATCAGTAGGTTTCATCCTGTCATCTCCATATTTGCAATAAGTCACCGTATAACGTGGTAATTCTTGCATCCATGTCATCTTTCGCATACCACCTCTAGGATTTTCAATAAAATAAAATGTTGGATTTAGTTCCTTGATTAAGGATAGAACGTGTTGATCAGTTTTATCACAGAATTTTGCATAATCACTTACTGGATCGAGATTACCTGTTTCTGGATTCTTTCTTCTGTGATGGCTAATAGCCGCAATAGAAAATGTGGTACAGTCAGGACTCGCCCACACCACATCTGGATGTCCAAATTTTTCTAATATATCTTTCGCTGTAATATTATTAACATCATCATATAAATCAATATTTTCAAAATCTTTATTCCATTCTACACTAAAAATTTCATGTCCTCTAGCTTCAAATGCTTTCCCAATAGATCTTGTACCTGCAAATAGTTCTAATACTTTCACAGTCTCGCACCATAATAGTGCTGCGCAGCTTACCTCATGAGACTATGTATTCCTTTCTTCTATCAATTATTTCTTTCATGTGATATATTAAATCACTAATATTTATGCGGTTTCAGCGTCCCAAAACCACATGATTCTATGTATTCTGGTTACGTTATCTCTTTCAAAAGTCAATAAAATCAATGATTTTCAAGACTACGATGAAAGAAATATTTTATAACATCTCCGCAACTTTGCGAGCAAAAATATCTTTGATATTCTTATCAATTACATCACAAATAACATTCTCTGTTGCTTCTTTTACATACGCTTCTAATGTTTTATCTTTGATTTTTCGATTTGGATTCCATCTATCCGCTGATACTAACGCTCCAATTCTTTTTGTTACAATCTTATCAATCTCATCATCAAGATTCCCCACAATTACATTTTCGATATACTTGTCCATTGCAAGTTTAACTTTCTGCTCAAGCTCTTCACTATCAACTTGCAGGTTTAAAATTAATTTTGGTTCTGATTTCTTCATAATTCTTTAATCCTCTACTGGTTCATATTTTTCGAACAATCCACCCATTGTCAAATAATTAAATTTTGCTAAGTCCATTGCACAAGCTACAACATTAAGAGGTGTAGAAGCTCCAATAAATTCACATAGATATTCTGATAATGATTGATAATTAATATCTTTTGATATTTCTTCATTCCAAGGTTTTCTAATCCATCCAATCATCCTCTGATTATTAATTGTTATTTCGCCTTTATCAAGTGAATATAATACACTACCATTACTACTTCTCCACCAAGCATCTTCGCCTGCGAATTTAATAAATTCTTCTTCTGATATGTCAGCAATCATGTTAAATATTTCATCATCCATTAACCAAACTTCATATTTATTACTCTTGTATGTACATATTGCTCCATATTCTTTTGGATAATCCAGTACGAAAAAGAATTGTTCAAGATTATTTCCTAAAATTTCTTTCATAATTCGTTAATCTCCTTTAACCTTTCTGGGATAAAGTCTTTTGTTACTGAAATATATGGTGCTTCATCACACTTTCCTACATGTAATTCAATATAAGTTCCTGCATCAAACTTATAATCTCCTGCAATCTTCTCAGCGTTATCAATAATACTTTGACCGCAAGCTTTAATATGCTCAATCAATTCTTCTCTGTATGTTTTATTATATGTCATATTTTCACCTCCATAAAATTGAGATTTCTTTACAAAAATTTATCAACTACTTTTCTAATTCTCTTCTCTCTATCTCTACCACTTCCTAACTCTTTTACCAATGCTCTAATTAATTCTTCTTTAC